GGGCGACCGGCCATAGATTTCACCTGGTGCCAACATGTACCGCGCCACGGTGTAGGGCATTGAGTTGTATCCGCCCTCAGACAGCATTTCCCGCGTGTCTTTGTGAAGATAATAGGATGCGTACCGCTTGCCTTTCTTGCCAATGCTAAATGGCATCCAGTCATCTGTACGGGGGCAAACGTAGTGGATGAACCAACTTTCATCCTCTGGCATGTTCTTGGCTTTCTGTTGCAACGACTCAGGCAGGTTTTCAAAGCCCCACTTCTGCGCGGCTTGTCGTGCGGTCATCTTGAAGCGGCGAAACACCTTGTCGATAATGCCTTGGTGATTCTCCATGAAAAAGAGTTCACCCAAACTAATCACTCGGTACCGTAACCCGCCGCCATCGAGTTCGTCGATAAACAAAGACGAAGTGCCGAACGCCCCCGTCTGCATATACGCTTCGTGTTGGTTGGATGCGTAATTCGCCATCGGGGAATACCGCGCATTCCACAACCGATCGTTAACCGTATCGAACCATTCCGCCACCGACTTAATCTTCATCAAGTCTGCATCAGGTGATTTCACGCGATGCCACTTGCTCGACCGAGGTGTCAACATAGATTCCATCGCGGCGGCAAATTTATTCAACGCCCCCGCTGCGGTCACATCGAACATCTTTTGGTTGCGCTTCGCACCTGGCGTCGTGTTGCCCTGGGTGTAAAAACTGGTGCTGTAATGCGGTAGGACCACCTGCGCAATCTCTTCCCATTGAACTTCCCAATTGCCGCGCTTGGCCACGATCTTATCGAAGGCCATCAAAATCTCTTCGGCTAGTTCTTTGTTTTCTTTCATGTTATGAACCTAAGAGGACATGACTGGTTGTGTTGCCAACGCCAGAGCCTTGGCCGCCGGTAAGCAATGTCGCCGCCACGCCTTTGGCCAGTCGCCTTTGGATCGCTTGCGCGGCTGCGGCTTGAGCAAACGCCGAGTTAGGATCATTAAGTGTTGGTGCGATTAAATCGTTGGGCAGTTTGGTCGAGGTGGCTTGTGCATAGATGCCGCTGTTTGGTACCACGCTACCGTTGCCACTACTTGGTGTGGCAGTCAAGCTGTACCCCGATGAAGGGGTAGACGACAAAGTTGTCGCACCCTTAGCCAACCCTGCTAGTGACGCGCCTAGTCCCGCCATCCGTAACAGGTTGCTTGTGCCCAGTCCCGCTGCGGCATCTTCTGGCGCAAGAGAAGGGGATGCGCCGGTTGTGGCTAACGGGTCTGCACCATCGGCAATCGTTGTGCCCATCAACTCTGCGGCACCAGCGTTGTTCAATGTGCCGCCTGTGGCATCTAGCGCTTGTGTAATTCCTGCTCCCGCATCGGCGGCGGGGGCGGCGGCAAGAACGTCTGGCGCAATAGCGGATGCGCCCGCATCGGTCGCGGCTGCGGCGGTTCCTGCGTCTGTTGCGGCGGCACCTAAATCGGTCGCGGCGGCGGTTCCTGCGTCGGCTGCTGCGACACCTGCATCAACGGCACCCAGTCCAGCGTCGGTTGCGACTGCTGCGGTACCTGCGTCGGCTGCTGCGACACCTAAATCGGTAGCGGCGGCTGCCCCTGCATCTGCCGCGCCTTTACCACCTGCCGCTACCGCTGCTTCGCCAATACCGCCATCTGCCATTTAGTTCTCCAAGTCCTTGACTACCACGGCGTACCGTTCGCCAAAGCCATGTTTCTGAAGTAACCGCGCCATGCCAACGTGGCAATACGCCTCCCACTTAGTCGCACCCTGAGTCTTAGACCACTCGATTAACTCAGGCCAATATTCGTCAACACATGCGGACAAAACCTTTGGTTCTGATCCCGCCAACACACAAACCCGAAGTGCCGTGTAGTTCGCGTGTTGGATGAACTGTGTCACCATCGCAACCACCACTTCGCCCTCGTTCGCCGCTACGAACAAATCCATCTGTCCCTTCACGAGAGATCGACGGAAATGTTCCGCATTCGCTTCGCCTCGGCTAGTCGCCATCGCCTTGGTGATAAGCGGCGCCACCTTAGTCCAAACTCCGCCCACATCAGCGGGGGCGATTTTTAAGTATGTGTATTTTCTCATGGTGTTGTGATTATCACAATCTCCCGAGAATATCATAATCCATCCCTTTTGCCACGGTATTTCTTCGGTGCGCACGGTTAGACTTGATATCGTTTCTCGCAACCGGCTGTGCAAAAGTCAACGCCAGCGCCTCAGCCAAGTCGGGTGACGCCAAGTGGCGCTTCTTCATTTCGTCCTTGCGCTCTAATTTCAATTGATTGGTCGTCGCATGGTAGTCATAGGTGGGCGAAGTCAGGTCTGTGAACAACTCGGGGGTGACGGGAACCGACCCCACCATCAACCACTCTCGCATCAAATCCCACATTTCCACGCGTTTGTTCACATACTTGTTCGGATCGTTCGGGGTGGCCGCCGCTTGTACCTCGATGACGCGGTATCCAAGGCTTTTGAGTTGGTCGACCACCCCGCCACCCACGCCATTACCATCTACGAATATGCCATCAGGGTTGTACCGGCCAGCCGCTTCCGCCACTCGGTTAACCAGTTGAACCGTGTCAATCCCTTTATAAATCTGCCACGGTATGCACTTCGCATCACGCCCTTGCCGAAACGCAATGACAGACCGATCTTCACCAAAACGTGCGACATCCACCCCCAACAAGAGTGGGGCACCACGGTCTGACACCACCTCCCGAGTCTGCGCATCCTGAACAGTGGAGTTGGCGATAAACTGTCTCTCGCCCTGGTTGGGGAATAACCCCTTGACTTCCACTCGGGCTTCGTCTGAATCTTCCCCATACTGGTCGATGATCTTCTGGTAGATCGACTGGTCGTTCTCTTCGACGGTACGGGAATCGATGTTGCGGGTTTTCCAAAAGTTGCGGTTTTTATTGAAACATTCAAAGAACGCGCCGGTATTGCGTCGTGGGTTGGAAAACGCAAACCAGAAGCGGTGTTTACTCGCTTCGGTAAAGAACCCCTCTGAAACCGTCCAGATCGGCGTGGGAATGCCGCTGGCCTCGTCGAATACCAACATGAGGCCTTTGGGGTTGTGAGCGCCAGCAAACGCGTCTGGATTCTCTTCTGACCACAATTGAGCCTGAGCGTAGTAATACTTGTCGTCGATCTTGAGTTGTTTGGTCAGTAGGTCGGCAAACCATTGGGCGGGTTTCATGGCCGTGGCAGTCACATCGAACCAATGCGCATTGATTGACATGGCTGCCCACTTGGAGACTTCAGCCCAGGTGCGCGACCGGAGTTGCTGTTCGGTGTTGGCGGTGACGATCGTGGTCGAACCAAGGGTGCAAGACATCATCCAGTTGACCAGCCACGCCACCAAGGCGGACTTGCCGATGCCCCGACCAGACGCCACGGCTTCCCTGAGCATTTCGGATATGGTGTTGTTGGCCATCCGCACATCATTGTTTTTCAGGTGCGCCGTTATTTCCTTGAGGATTTCAGCTTGCCACTTGCGCGGCCCCTTGATTCCTTCAAGCGGGGTGTTGACTTGACCCCAAGGGTAAGCAAACATCGTGAATGCAAACGGATCATTGGCGAGTCGCGGGTCCCATATTTCCGTCATCAAGGCTTGTTCGGCTTTGGCGTCCGAAACCATCTTGTTACCCGCCATGTTTCAATCCTCGCAACATTTAATAAATTTTGTAAAAATTAAAAATTAGTCCGGCTAGGGTCCCCGATATTGACTGGCCTGGCCACGATTTGGGGGTACCCCCGCCCCTGCCACCCCCTCTGACATTTCTCGCCCATTTCTATCCGAATATGTCTGGCATTTTTGGTGCGTCTGATGTGCTATCAGTTGGTGAAACTACATAAGTACCTGATTTATCTGGTGTTAATTCTATTGGCTCACTTTGCTGGTCGCAAACTGAGCGCATCCGGTCTTTGCCCTGCTCGATTGCACTAACCAGGTCGATGCTTGTGTTAACTGTTATATCCATGCGGTCACCATACTTTCGGGGGTTCAGTTTGGTGACGGCCCATTTCAAATTGTCTGCAATGTTTTTTGCTTTTTGTTGGTCTTTTTCATCGTCTGCGATGGTCACGATACGGTCTAAATAGTATTCGACCTGGGCTTGCCGCGCTCGCTCGTAGTCTACCTCTAGGCTCGGCCTTTTTGCCTTTTCGCGCCAAAACTTACCTGCATCCAAACCAACCACTTTGCATGCGTTCGTGGCAGTGCTGCCTTGTGAAACCAAATCCAAAACTTGGCTTATTTTTTGGTCTATTTCTGAGGTCGTTAGGGATTGCGTCATATTTTAATTACTTCATTGGTAAAACCTATTGGACGGTGCATTGTGATTAAAACAATTGTGTTGCGATAAACGAAATGTTTGTGCGATTATACAGTCATACGTTGAAAAACGGGACTACAAAAAGGGTAAACAAAATGCAAAACAATCGTGTTGGTCATACCGCGCTCAGTGCTGCCGAATTGATACAAAGCCGCTTTAAGTTTAACGACGCCGGCGATGTGATTGGATTCAAAACCCTCGATATGAGTGATTTTTTAGGGTCAGATTGGGCGAGTGAAAAGGGTTTTGATAATTACACGTCGCCGGTTGTGTTTTACAGGGCCGTGCGGGCCACTGCCACCAAGAAATATGGCGAGTTGCCTTTTTGACATCACTACAAAGGTGTACCAGGATGAAAGACGTACTAGGATTTTTGTTGTTAGTTGTCATTGTAGTAATCATTGAGACGTGGTGTTTTATTGTCGCGTCTAACTGATTTTTGTTGTTTAACACGTTGTTAATTTCACAATTATTGAGGGTATCAAAATGAACAGAATCACTGATAAACACTTGCAATCCGCTTGTGACCGATTAAATCGGTTAACCAACAGCCCATTAGATACTTGGGAGTCCGTCCCCTTTGATGGGGGTTTTCGCACCATTGCTTCCGTGGGCAACTACCACATAAGCCGTGCGTATGGTGGTGTCTGTTTGCATCGACACGTCAACGAAGGTGGCGGTGTCAATTGTCCCATCGTGCAAGGTCACATACCAAAACGCGAATTATTTAATTTAATCAACGCGTATATACGCGGCATTGAGTTTGAACAAGAGCGCAACAAAGGGGGTCAAAAATGATTGACGACAGATACTCAATAGCCCGCGAGTTTGTGGGCAAACCCATCGCCCAATATGTTGTTAGGTTTTGCGACAAGTATGTTGATAGTTTCCATCGACTAGCAGATGCAAAACGATGCGCGGAGATTCATAGGGGGATATTTTTGCACCACATAAAAACTGGTGGTTCCCTTCCCGAATTTATAACTGCCCGTAGGCAACCAACAAAGGCAGAAATTAAATTCGGGCACGGTGCCATCCATTGGGCAGATATTGATGCGCGCGAGTGGATAAAGGCAGACGGCACGTTTAAGAAATTCATTGTTAGCAAAATCGACGGCTTACGTTATTACAGATAAGGGGTTACAGAATGAAAAACTACCGAGTTGTGTCAATCGATGCTTGGGGTAACTCAGAAGACGGCTACGAGTGGAACCAATGGTTCGAAGTAGGGAACATTGACATTGATGTGAACGCGCCTAGTGAAACAATACTGGCCGCCATGCACCAAGCCGGATACATCACTCAGACAGAAGGTGGTGAAGTTGAAGACGATGGGTTTAATTTGGTCATTAAAGACAAGAAAACACAAGAGCCACTATTCGCCATTGAATATGGCAACGCCTAGCCAAGGGGCCACAAAATGAAAATCCCCGTCGCAGACAATCGGACAATTATTGGCTACGCATCGACAGCCAAACAAGCAGAAGTATTGGTTAGGCAAACCATATCCATCCCCCGTAACTTTCAAATTACCGTCTTTAAGCGGCCTCTTGTGATGCAAGAAATATTGGGTTTGCCACTCGCATGGGTTTACAGCATTTCATATTCGTACTAATTCAATTAAAGGGTCAAAAATGAACGCATTTAACACATTCGATATCGAACGCGATGGGACAGCGTACCGGATTGAGTACCACTTTGACAGTGACGCAGATTTGCCATGGGAAGGTTGTGATGGTCACGGCATAGTGTCCGAGTGGACGCTGCGCGATAAACGTCCCGGTGAACGCGTGTTATGTTCAGACCGGCAATCCAAGCGGTACTATGACGTGCAAGCCACATCAGAGAAGGCAAAACGTGAAGGATGGGGCATCGCGCCGGAATTAGATAAGGGTCTAACTCAAAAGCAAATAACGGCCCTAGCCGTCGAAAATGATTTTCAATATCTCAGGGGTTTTTGCAATGACCAATGGCACTACATGGGGATTGTCGTTTTTCCGTTAACTGAGGATGGCGACGAATTGAGAAGCAAGCAGCAGTCACTATGGGGCATCGAATCAACTTCGGACGATGAATACTTGGCATCCGTTCAAAATGATTTGATAGACGAAATAACCCATCCCGCATAGCCAATGGGCAAACCCCCTTGTGGGGTTTGTTCAATTAACTTATAAATTATCCTTTTTGAAAAGAGGGCAGACATGAATCATTATTATTTCTCGCAGGCTAAAAACCACTACCTTGCTATCCGTCTCAACGGCATCGAATACAGCGTGCCCGCTGATTACGAACGAGTGCCGGCCACTCGCCACCTGCGAGAACGTGCTAAACACGGCGGCATCCCTTCATACCTGCCTAGAATCTCGCAGGATAAGACAACGGGTTATAAAAATCTGTTTTTATCTAAACTGTAAAAATTCAAATTACCAAAGAATGAAACCCCCTCATACATGGGGGTTTTTCGTTTACTCGTTCACTCGATCGTGGCAGACTAACCCTCCGGCTTATCCAGCCTAAAAATCAACGATGCGCCATAAGCGCAAAGAGGGGTTATTGTGTTTACAGATACAGAAAAAGAAATCGCTAATCAATACATAAAATCGCCAACGGCAAACAACTACCATTTCTGCAACGGGTATTTATGCGCCCTTGCCGATCGGGGGTTGATTGACCATCCGGCAAAGTTGCAGCGTCTTTGCTTGCGCATTTTTGAAAGGGGTTTACAAAACCCCAAAAGAGACTAAACCCTAGACTAAACCCTAGATTAAACCCTGAGCCAAGCCACGCACTTGCGCTCAGGACCTTGGCGCGTCACCAGGCGACAGACTAAACCCCTTATCGCCATCAAGCGACAGACTAAACCCCTGTTCCCCCTGTGCCCTTAAAGTTATTCTTAACTAGAACGCCAAGACCCGCAAATCTATTGGTGTTGTTCTATTGTTCCTATTGTTCTATATTAAATAAATTAAATAATATATACATATACATATATACATATACCGCACACGGTGGCTTTTGCGCTCTTACGTTTTTCCCCTTACCAACTGGCGACCAAAATGGGGAACAACGAGAACAGTCCCGAAAAAACGGCTAAACCCAATATCCATGCGGTTCTCCGCATTCCTAGCACTGTTCCCCCACTGTTCCATTGTTCCAAAACTCCCCCTATTTCTGTTCCAAAACCAAGTTTAACTTTATACTTTTAACCATAAAATTGGCGAAATTCCCGTTAAATTTAGCGTTTCATTACCTAAATTTGTTCCGCCAAACCACGGCGAACAGTTAAATTTTCCTCTTTCGTAGCCTTTTTTAACTATTTTTACGAAAGTTTTACCCTCACTTGTTGTAATAATCGCTGGCCGCCCAATGGCTTCTGGATCAATTCCAGCGCTTGGTTGGTAATAAACCAATCCCCCATCCATCGCCCCCTCATACTGAAACCTGAGCGCCTGGACGTCTAAACCCGCCCCCGCTGGTCTCACAACCCGACGCGGGCCTTGCACCCCGTTCTTAAACACTTCCCCTTGGCCATCCACCCATCCAGCGACGCTGACCCCTTCGTTGGCGGAAAGGCTGCTATTGACGCCCGCTTCTCGCAACACTTCGTCAATCGGTACGTTCAAGACCGTGGCGATCTGACCTGCTTCATCTATCTGTAACTTGCGCCTTCCTTGCAGCATCAATGACACGGCAGCGGGGTCAGCGCCAAGATACTTGGCTAATGCACGTTGGGTGAGTTCTTTACTTTGTAGCTTGTCTTTGAACCACTTGGTATTGAAGGGTGGTTTGGTGGCTTTGTTCGATTTATCGTCGTTCATGATGCGTTACCTCCGGTTAACACGGTGGCTCAACATGGGTCGTCGGGGTAGTGATTATCGCACCGTGTTTCAAAGAACGCAACATAATTATTTTTACGAAATGTAACAAAAACACTTGTTTTAGTTGCGAAAATCGCTATACTTTCAAAAAACGCAATTCATAAAGGGTAAAAATGTTTAATCAAGCAGCAAAAGTCATCGCACGGTTCGGCAACGCCAGGCGCTTGGCGAAGATGATTGACACTGATCCTTGTAATGTCTACCGCTGGACTTACTCACGCGAGAAGGGTGGCACAAACGGGATGATCCCGACTCGGGCAATGGCGCTGATTCTGTCCGCTGCTCGAGTCAATGGCGTGGTCATCACGATGGAGGACCTGAACCCTGAGCGCATCCTCAGTCCCGAACAACAAGCGCAACTAGACGCCGAGTTGGCGTCCGCAGACCAATCGATGGGTGAACAGGCATGATCGCCAAGCCTAATCGGATTCTTGGCTGTGATCCAGGTGTGACGGGGGCGTTGGTTTTGATTGATTTTGCCCGCGACTCCTTGACCGTCACGGATATGCCTGTGACAAAGATTGATGGCAAATCCCGCATCAATCATCATGCCTTGGCCAATGTGATTTTCACACTTGATGCGGATTTAGCAATCGTTGAACATGTCCACGCGTCCCCTCAGATGGGGGTGGTCTCAGCATTTAACTTTGGACAGTCCTATGCGTCGATTCTTCAGGCGTTGGCGGGTAACAACACGCCTTACGAGTTGGTGTCACCCCAAGTGTGGTGTCGAGCGATGGGCGTCAAAGCCAAAGAACCCGATTCATCCAGACAGCGTGCATCGATGTTGATGCCGCAGTTTTCCCAGTATTGGCCAAACAAAGGCCATCACGGCAGGTCGGATAGCGCACTTTTAGCCCTTTACGCAAGGAAGTATTTATGACAACCCCCAACAACGCCCCTTTTAATCAAGTCTTGATCGAAACCGAAATGACGGTTTCGGGCACGGCACGAAACAAGTACGCAACCCTTGGTATCACGATTCGTGATTACTTTGCGGCCCATGCACCCGAGGTTCCCGAGTGGTTCGAGGTGCGCTTAGATGATGGCCATGAAGCCAGCCAGGCCGACCGTCTCTTCTATTGGCGTTGGCATTACGCGGACACCATGATGTCGGGGAGGGCGTAATCATGACAAACGAAAAAGCGTGTAACACCTGCGCTTATAGAACACTATCAATAGGCCAAACTCCTTGTTTTGAATGTCTTAACGAGGGCAAACGACGCCACTGGGCAATTCATCCCTTAGTTGAAGACAAGGATGTGAATTCAACTCACACCCCTGCCTCGGAAGCCGCGCCAGCGCTCACGGTACCACCCTCAGACACCAAATCTACTAACCCAAAAGACGTGGTAGGGATTCGTAAAGCGCCCATGTCTACGGTACCAGCGAATGTTCTGGCCGAGGTTGGTGTGGCGATGCTGGAAGGGTCATTGAAGTATGGCCGCCATAACTATCGCACGGCAGGGGTTCGCACCTCCGTTTACTACGATGGCACCATGCGTCACCTGATGGCGTTTTGGGAAGGCGAGGACCTTGATCCCGATTCAGGTGTATCACACGTCACCAAAGCGATCGCCAGTTTGGTTGTTTTGCGGGATGCGATGTTGCAGGGGATGATTACTGATGATCGCCCGCCTTGCGCCAAACCGTTTATGACCGGATTAAACGAGAAGGCCGCATCACTTGTCGATCTTCATAAAGACAAGTCGCCTAGGCACTACACGATCTTTGATACGGGGCTGGTGTTATGAGCCAATCGCGTATGAGCAGTTTTGTCGAGGCGTGGATCAATGTGTTGATTGGTTTCACGATCAACTTTATCGCTAACTTTTTGATCCTGCCTTTATTCGGGTTTCACATCAGCGTGTCCGACAACCTCTTGATGGGGGTTTTGTACACATTCATCAGCGTGGTTCGTTCGTATTGTGTGCGCCGTTGGTTCAACGCCCGCATCCATTCACTTGCCACAAAATTTTCTAACGAGGGGTAATCATGAACGAACTCGCCACCATCCAGGAACGTCACGCAGCACGCGTGGCGGCGGTCAAACATAAGATGATGGTCGAAGGGTCACATCTGTTGTGTGGGCACCCTTATGTGACCGCTAATCGCGGCAGTCGGGTACTCGCCCCCATCATCGCTCGAGCGAAAGCCACCGCATGCGGTCTCGATCAAATCGATGCCACTTTACAAACCCGTTAGTTCACTTAACCGCACGAAAGGATTGATATGGAACCCATCGAAATCGCCATCGCTGCCTTATCGGTGGCGTCCGGTATCTGTCTCGTTGTTGTAACCGTTGCTTTTCTTTATCACATTTTTAAGGGGTAGACATGATTGAACTGTTAATCGCTTTTCACCTCCACCAACTTGAAGCCAAACGCGGCTGGTGGATCGCTTTCGGTGTTTTCTTGGTCATCAAATACGCCCAGTTTGGCGCAGTGATGATTGATGTCGCACGCCACATGGGGATTTAATCGTGAGAAAAATTAAATCCATTTTTAGACGGTCCATTACCAGTAAAGCGCAAAACTTGGGGCACGTCTTGGGCGACGACGTAAAGTTTTCGATGCGCTTCATTCTGGACGAGGGCAACAAGTCCTGGGTGGTTATCCAGACCAAGGATGCAAACGCCGAGGTTGTGTACTCGCGCAAAACCTTGTCACTAAAAGCGATGACGGTTTTGAACACCATCGATAACGTCGAAGACCCAACGATGCTGGACGTGAAGATGGTGCGCTTCTCACTCGAACCAGATTGCGTCGCCTGGTCCTGCAAAGAAACACCCGACTGTAACGCTCAGGTCGTGTTCAACAAGTCCACCGGCATACTGGTTGGTCTAGTCGTGCTGGCGCTAGTAGCGGTACCGAGCGAGACGGCAGAATGAGAAAAGCCAAACCACTCTTGATGCGCCAGTCCAGTATTGAAATCAGGGAAGCGCTTGAACGTCTGAATTACGCCACTGCGCACGATCTGGTGGAAGAGACGGGCAAGTGCAAGTCCGCGATTGACACCGTTCTGTTTGCGATGCGTGCCCAACGACTCGTTCACATCCATAGTTGGGAGTGTGCGAGTTCTTCAAAGCGCCCCATGTACATGTTGGGGGCGGGCGAAGATGCGCCCAAACCTGTCGCGCCTAAAAAGATTCAGAACGCCCATGTGGCGTTTAAGAACGAGCCACCCGTCCCTTTCGTACCAAGACCGGATGTGGCCGCCGCGTGGCTGACTAACCAACTGTGACCCCATTCCCCTATCAACATGAAGGCGCAAAATTCCTTGCCGCACACCCCCAGGCCTTGCTTGCAGATGAAATGGGCTTGGGTAAGTCCTGCCAAGCCATTCTTGCGTGCGACATGGTTAACGCCCACCGAATCCTCGTTTGCGCCCCCGCGAATGCTCGAATCAACTGGGACCGTGAGTTTAATTACTGGTCAGTGTTCAGTAGACCGTCCGCCGTTTTGCTTGGCAGCCGAGATACACCATTGGTTAAAGGTGCTGAAGTTGTCTTGGTCTCTTATGACCTCATTATCCAGCCCAAAGTTTTGGAAGCACTGAAAAAAATTCAATGGACCGTCCTGATACTCGATGAAGCCCACCTACTCAAAGAACGAACGTCTAAGCGCACTAAGGCCGCCTATAAGCACCTTGCAAAACAAAGCGCTCATGTGTGGCGCATTACCGGCACACCCGCGCCCAACGATGCGTCTGAGTTGTGGACTCACCTCAGTTCTGCGGGTCTCTTTACTCTTGGTTATCACAAGTTCATTGATCTGTTCTGTGACGGGTATGACGGGGGCTTTGGATTCAAGATTACGGGCACTAAGAACGTGCCCCAACTCAAGACGTTACTTAATCAATTCATGATACGCAGGAAAAAGGAAGACGTGGCTACTCAATTACCCCCGATCAGTTTTCATAATCACCTGGTTGAACCATCACCCGTTGATGAAGAATTATTTTTTGCCGATCGCTTTGTGGCCGGTGGCACCCGCGACGCCTTTCACGCTGAGTTAAAAGCCGCAAACGATAACCTGAAAGCGTGTTGGTCGATGGCCGGAGAACGAAAACAAATGAGCGAGAACCGCCTATCCATCTTGGAAGGGTTGGCCACTCCGATGTCCACGCTCAGGCGCTACGTTGGTTTGTCAAAAGTGCCAGAGGTTGCAAAAATTTTGAGCGAAGAGTTAACGACAGGTGCGATGAAGAAGGTCGTGATATTCGCGGCCCATCGGGACGTGATTATGTTACTGGTCTCTCAATTAAAAGCGTTCGGCGCGATGGCGTATTTTGGTGGTATGGATGCGCATAAAAAACAACGCGTCATTGACAGGTTTCAAAACGAAGATCGATACCGAGTGTTTGTGGGGCACATCGTAGCCGCAGGAACCGCCATCACGTTGACTCAAGCCCACGAAGTGGTGATCGTAGAACCGAGTTGGGTGCCGGCCGAGAACGCACAAGCAGCGATGCGCTGTCACCGGATTGGTCAAACCAAACCAGTGAGGGTGCGGTTTTTCTCCATCGCGGGGTCGATTGACGAGAGTATCAACATGACGTTGCGCAGAAAAACTGCGGAACTAACAAAAATTTTCGATTAAGTCATTGCGATAATCTAATCGTGGTGTCATAATCACAACGTGGTACATCAATTTAGAACAGGGGTAATCAAGTGATTAAAGTTGAAATTTCTTTTAGCAATCCAGCCGACCTGGTTGCTTTTTTTACGTCCCAACAAGTGGCCGCTACGCCTCGCCCTGCGCAAGCGGGCGGTGGTAAGTACGACGAGCCAGAACATCCCGCCGAGCCAGCCGTGGTCATCGACGCGCCCGTCAAACGCGCCCGCCGCACGAAAGCGGAGATCGC